GTGCCGGCGCCAGCGCGGCGCACCAGTTGCGGCGCCACTGTCTTGCCGAGTTGTAGGACAGCCCGGTCTTGTCCTGGATTGCCGCCACGGTCGGCGGCTTCGGCTGCTTGATTGCCCACAGCGCGAACGCGAAATGGCTGCGCCGCTCCTTCAAGGACCGATTACCGATGGTCATGCTGCGGCGTCCTGCCCGGCCACCCGAAGCTCGGCCGGCGCCTCGGCGGCTGCCAGCTCGATCGAGGCGTTGTGCTTCTCGAAGTGACGGCGCAGCACCTGGACAGAGGGCCAGATCGGGCTGTACCAGGTGAACGAGTACTTCGCCTTCATCTTCGCCACCCAGCGCTTGCCGAGGCGCAGATCCGCCTTGCTGAATCGCAGCGTGCACTCGGTCTTCGGGCGCATGAAGCGCCGCCGCTCCTCGCAGTCGTTGCGCACCCACTCGCCGCGGAACCAGCCGTTGACGTAGATGGCGATGACCATGCGCATCTTGTCGCGTTGGACCATCAGCGTGACGCGGTACGCGTCGCATTGGAGCGTCGCCCGGGCGCCAGGCCAGGTGAGCTGCTTTTCCAGCGCCAGCCATTCCTCACGCTTCATGGCTGGCCTCGGCTTCGGCAGTCTTCCATGCGCTGGCCTGCGCCGCCCACGCGCGCCAGGCGGGCAGGTAGATCGTGCGCACGGCGATCTTGCCCGGCCAGCTGTAGATCACTTTCTCACCAAAGACGCCCTCGACCTCGCGGGTCTCGCCGGCGACGGTCACGCTGTCACGGTAGGTCGGGTCAGTGCGCGGATCTCGCGGCGCCTTACCTTGCAAGCAGGCGCTGCACAAATCCTCCGCGGCCCAACAGCAGCCGCCCGGGCAGGCTTTCAGTTCGGTGCAGCCGCACACGCGGCACGCCCGCTGCTGATCCCATGCGCCCAGCACCATGCCGCCGTAGCTGCCGTCATTGGCCTCCACGGGCTTGCGCTTTCGGGCGGCGGTCATGGCGACACCTCGCCCGGCTCGCGGGAGCCCTCGATCTGCGCCAGTTCGCGGGCCAGATCCGCGCACTCCTGGTTCAGGCCAGCGACCTCCTGATGTAACTGGCCAAGGGCTCGCTCGATGTCGGCCTGCCGCGCCTTGATGTGCGCGATGCGTTGCTCGCGATTCATGGCGTCACCCCGCCCGGCGCGGTGATCCAGAACGTGACGCACGGGACCAGGTTGATGCACAGGCGGCGATTAGCGGGTGACCAGTGCATGCCGATCCACAGGCCGCCCCAGCGGAGCAAGAGGCCGGCGCTCACGCTGCGGCCTGCTGCGCCAGCGGCGCCGGGTCCATGACGGGTGCCCAGGCGAAGGCGCCGCCGAGCTTCTCGTCCGCCGTGCCGCTGATGTAGAACTGGTCCGAGCCGGCCTGCTTGCGGTAGGCCATGTAGGTGACCGGCTCCTCGTCGCCGGGCAAGTAGACGCTGACCATCACGTCTTCCAGCGGCGCGGGCTGCTCGGCGGTGATCGGCTCCCACGGGCCGAGGTTGTTCGGCAGCCATTCGCGCTTGCCGTCCTCGTGCAGCAGACACCATCTCGCCGCGTCGCCGAGCACGCCGGCGAACACGCCAAGGGCTCGCAGGATCTCGGGCCGGCGCTCGGGAGCGAACTGCAGCAGGGTCTTCCAGCTGCCGCTGGTATTGATCTGGAGGGTCATCATCGGTCAGACCTCCGCGATGTTGAGCGACAGGCCCTTGTACTGGCCGTTGGCTTCGCGCTTGTAGAAGCGCACGTAGCTCTTGGTGCCCACGACCTGGACCGCCTCAGCGATCGCCGTCATGGCTCGCTGCCAGCGCTCGTCTTGGATGTCCAGGCGGTGCAGCGCCAGCACGGCGCCCGTGCGGATCTTCCCGGTGGCATCCACTCGGAAGGCGTCCTGCACCAGCAGCGTCACCTCCGGTCGGGCGCCCTCGGTCCATTCGCGCAGACATTCGTCGATCAGCTCCTTGGCCGACTGCAGGCGCTCGTCGAAGGTGATCAGCTCGGCCATCGCGCGCAGCACCTTCAGCTCGCCATCGAAGCTGACCAGGTGCACGTTTCCCTTGTCGCCGCCCAGCTTCACGCCGTACTGCTCAGCCGACAGCTGCACGAACGCGGCGATGTCCTGATGCACGCGGCGCTTGAAGGCGATCATGCGCCGGTTCAGATCCTCGGCCTCGGCGTACAGCTCGCGCACCAGCTCGTCGCGCGTCTTGTCGATGGGCTTGATCTTGGACTCCGGCACCAGGCGCCCTTGGGCGTCGCGGCGGTGGCCGGCGGGGATTTCGATCAGTTCGAACATGGGTTGCTTTCCTCGTCTTGGCCGCGCTCGAAATCGGCGCGGAAAATGTCAAAGGTGGTTCGGCGCATGCGCTCGCCCAGCCAGGGCGGCAGCTCGTCGTCGGGGGCGTCGGCCGTCACGGGCTCGCCCCTTGGGTAAAACCCACCAGGGCGGCCCTCGCCGAGCGCACGGCTTCGCCCAGCCACCACCAGGTCATCGGATCGACCACGGTCTTGAGGTAGGCGGCCTGCGCTTCCTCGGCGGCCTGCACGGCCTTCTCGAGCTCGCGGACGGCTGCGGCAGGGCCGGGCTCGGGCTCGGGCGCCGGTGGGGGCGCGGGCGGCGGTGGTGCCGGTGGCGCCAGCGGTTCCTCGTGTGCGGTGTCAGCCGGCTCGGGCGCATGCGGTGCATGGGCGACCGCCACGGCGATGGCGGTGTCGCTCGCCAGCGCCCATGCCTGGGCGCGTCCCTTGCCGGGCACCGAGACAAACTCGCCCTTGGTCTTGTACGCGGACAGGCTCGACATGATCTGGCTGAGCGTCAGATCGGGCAGCTGCGCATGCAGCTCGCGCGGCTCCATCGGCGCCTGGGCGCCGCGCAGCAGCTCCCGGATGCGCTCGATGTTGGGCCGCGTGTCCGGCTTGCTTTGCTCCGGTCGCAGGGGCGTGACCGTTGCCGGCGCGGGAGCCGGCGGCGGCGCGGGCGCGGGCGCCGGGGCCAGCATGAGCAGCGAATAGCGCAGGATGCCGTCGCCGTTGTGGTGGCGCTTCACACGCAGGTGCCGCACCAGGCCGTTGAGGAGCTTGTTGAGCGCGTCGATCTCGCCCTCGGCGTCGACGAGCTTCGCCAGCGCCCGCACGTCGATCGGCTTGTCGACCGTGGCCAGCGCCCTGAGCACGTCACTTTGCTGGATCGCCACGCTCAGCCCTCCCTCTGCAGCAGCCGGGGCTTCTCGATCACGATCCACTGCACCTGGCAGCCCATGACCTTGGCCACCATCTGCACCTCGCGGTGGTAGCCGTTCACCCGCGACAGCCGAATCGAGCCCTTGAGCCATTCGCCCGGCTGGTCGATGTCGATCACGGTGTAGTCCGGGCGGACGGTCACCGTTTGAACCGTGCTGCCCTGCAGGTGAAGGAACACGATGCACTTGGCGGCCACCTGCACCTGCTCAAGCACCTGGGCGCTCTTGCGCTCCAGGCGCTGGTGGATGGCCGTTGCAACGGCCTTCATTTCGGCGGTATCGGTCATTTCACTGACTCCAGCGGCAGCCCGAGCTGCCCGCGTAGGTCCGGCAGGGCGACGCGCTTCATCGCGCACACCTGGCGGAGGGATGTCATGGCCCGGTCGGTCAGGAAGCCGCAGCTCCGGTCCAGTTCGTCGTCGGTCGCGGCGAGGTAGTAGCCGTGCGAGGGGTGAGCGCAGATCGGGTGGCCGGCGATGCGAAGCGCCTCGATCACCTGGCGCAGGCGGCGCAGGTCGGCTTCCGCCTTACGCCCGGTGATCGTGTGCGCCAGCTGCTCGGCGGTGCGCCCATTTCCCTCCCCGACGCAGTGCTGCAGCACCGCCAGCACCGTGTCGGGCGTGAGGTCTTTGCTACAGAACAGGTCGGGTTGCATGGCGGCTACCTCAGAGGCGGCTAGGCGGGTTCACCACGTGCCGGGCGACGTACGCGTCCGGGTTGGTGGCGGGCGCCTGGTTGGCGGCCTGGTCGGCGGCCAGGTCGATGCTGGCCAGCGCCACGAGCGCGGCCGGATCGAAGACCACCAGCGTCTTCTGCGCCGGGTCGTAGATGCCCACGCCCGGATCGCGCAGGCACACGATGTTTCGACCCTCATGGCGGCCCACCGTGATCCCGCCGACCAAGGCGGTGTGCGCGGCAAGGCCGCTCAGGACGCGGTTGCCGGCCATTACCTGCCGCCCTCCATCAGCTCGGTGGCGGCGGCGCGCACGTCCTCGCAGCAGACGGCTCGGGCCTCGCTGGCGGCGTTCATGCTGGCCAGGCGCAGCGTCTTGGTGAGGGTGCGCAAGGCACCGGGGCCACGCGCGATCTGTATCAGGGTGGCGCGGCACTTCTCGTCGGTAATGCCCCATGCCTGGATCAGCGCGGTGACGTCGCCCTCGGTGCTCTGCTTGAGGTGCAGGCGCTTGCCCACGCGGCTGAACAGGCGGTCCAGCTGCGCGGCGTTGCGCCCGCCGGCCATGCGCGAGAACACGCCCTCATTGCCGACCAGGGCGATGCCGATGCCGGTCTCGTCATGGATGGCGCGCAGCTGATCGAGGGCGGGCACGGTCAGGTGCTGCGCCTCGTCGATGATCAGCAGGCCATGCGTGTCGCGCACGCGCTTGGTGATGCGCTTGACCATCGCGCGGGCGCCGCCGTTGATGTCCAGGCCGAGCGCGTCCGAAACCTCCTGCAGGCAGGTGACGACGCCCGCGGTGGACGGGTCCATCGTGGCGATCCAGACGTTGGGGCTGGAATCGCGGTAATGCTTGCAGGCGCTGGTCTTGCTTACGCCCGCGCCGCCGTAGCAGGCGGCAATGTCGCCGGCCATCTGTGCGTAGCCGAGCAGGCCGAGCACGCGCAGGGAGGTCGGCGTTGCGACGAAACCAGGCGCCACCGGCATGGCGTTGCCCGCCGCGCGGCGCGCGTCGGCGGCTTCCAGCCAAAGGCGGATCTTGGCGTCGATCGCTTCGTTGTCGCCGAGGTACTTGCCGCCCAGCCACTGGCTGAAGGTGGTGGCGCTGATGCCGGCCTCTTTGCTGACGATGGCCTGGCTGAGGCGCTTGTCGCGCGCCATCGCGGCGCGGACGTTTTCGCGCAGGGCTTCGTCGCCCTGATAGATTGCCGGAACGGTAGCGGTGTCACTCATTGGTTGATTCCCCTTGCTGTGGTTGCTGCTGCCTAGTCGCGGCGGTGCGTCAACACCGCCGCGGCGCTTTCAAAGCTGTTCTTGTTTCATCCGCCGGGCGCGCTCGAACATCTGCAGATCAAGCGAGCTGGGGCCATCGGTGCCGGTGGCGGCGAGGCGCTCCGGCTGCGGTTCGGGCTTCTTGCCGTGCAGGCCGAACACCGGCGCGACGATGGCGGCGGACGGCATCGATGGCGGCGTTACGCCCGGCAGCTGCGCGGCCACCTGGGCCGCGTCCATGAGCCGCTCGGCGGCCAGCATGTCCCTGGCGGCGCGCTTGTACTGCTTGCGACCGCGCGCATGCTCCCGCGCCGCATTGACGTCCGCGAAGCCGACCGGCGCGTTGCAGTCCGCCGCGCAGATGTAGGTGCCGTCCAGGGCGTATACGTGCGCCACGCCCTGTAGGTGCCAAGGGTCCACGCGCAGCACCACCTTGCGGCCGGCGTGCTCGGACAGCGCCTCATGCCAGTAGCGGTTGCCGGCTAGCTTCACGCTGCCATCGACGGCGCTCGCGGTGACCGCCTCAGCGGCCAGCAGCAGCATGCGCAGCTGCTCGTCGCTGACCTTGCGCACCGTCGCCCGGGCGTAGCCCTCGGCGAACACCTGGTCGAAGCTGCGCCCGGCGCACACGCGGGTGCGCCGGCCCATTCGCGCGTTGTGGGCGTGGATCTCCTCATTGACCACGCGCTCGAACGTCTCCCACTCGACCACGCGGCTGCCGTAGTTTTCCGGCTTGGCGACCGGGCTGTTGCCCACGTAGGCGCCTTCAAAGGCCGGGTGCTTGGCGATGCGGTCGCAGAAGTCGCGCCAGGCGCGCTCGATGGGCTTGGCTTGGCCGTGGTACGGCGTGACCCAATGCACGTTGTCGGCGCCCACCAGCGTGGTGATCACGCCAGTGGGGTCTTCCTCGCGGATCTTGAAGCGGTAGCGGTTGGGCGTGCCGCCGGTCATCCACTTGCTGGCGAAGGCGCGGCCGTTGTCCAGGTACACGCTGCCCGGCACGCCATAGGCGCGCACCATGTCGCCGAAGCTCAGCCGCACCACGTCGCTCGATTCGTGGTCGCAGAGGCGCCACGCCAGCATCTTGCCGCTGTAGAGGTCCTGCCAGCCGAGAATCGCGGGCCGGCCTTCGCTGCCGTCCGGGAAGCGCACGCGCAGATCCCAGCGGTGGCCGTCCGCGTTCACGCCTTCCAGGGCGGCGAGCATGCTGCGATCGCGTTCCTGTGCCGGGTAGGTCTTGAGCAGCGCGTCCTCGCCCTGGCGGGCCAGCACACGCACCGCGCGCGGCAGCTCGCGCTCCACGCGGCGGGTGAAGGTCTTGAGGCTGGGAAGCGTCCAGCCGCGGGTTGCGGCGATGCGCTGCAGGCGGTCGTAGCAGCTGCTCGCGGTGGGCTGTTCCAAGCGCAGAAAGTCGGCCTTGAACAGCTCCCACGCTTCCGGCTCGATGTCGGCGGTGGCGGTGCGGCCGGTGTAGTGCGGCAGCAGCAGCGCCAGCCAGTCCTGCTGGCCCGCGTTGGCCACGTCCTGCTGCCAGCGGGCAATGCTGGCCGCGCTGCCACCGCGCACGCCATCGCGCTGCAGCTGCGCCGCGACGGTATCGCGCGCCTGCATCAGCGACATGCCACCGCGTTGCAGGGCCCTGACCGCGTGCAGCGCCTTCAGGCGCATGGCGGCCACGTCTTTCATGGGCTGCTTGGCTTTTTCGTAGCGCTGCCAGGCTGAGCGCAGCTGGTCGCCGCTCGGGGTCAGGGCATTGCGCGGCGCGGCCGGCTGGAGCGGGCGCTCGCGCAGCAGCAGTGCGGCCTGGGTGGCGGGCGGCAGCGCGCTGAACGCGTACTCGCGACCACCGCCGCGGCCAGCGCGGGGCCGCGCCGTCCAGCCGTCGCGTTCCGCCTTGGCGCGGATGTTGCGGTCGGTGCCCGGGAGGCCGGGAAGACCGACCAGCTCGGCGCCCGTGTACCAGCGTTCCTGCATGCGCGCGCCATCGGCCATTACTTGACCCTCCGGCGCATTTCCTTCAGGTCCCGCAACATGGCGGCGTTCTGCTCTTGCTCGCGCATGATTCGCCCGATCTCGGCGTCGAGCGTCTCGGCGCCCAGCAGCAGACGCCCGCCGTGCACGCTGGCCAGCCAAGCGCTGAGGATCGTGCTGGTGCAGACGGTTTCCAGCACCGGCGAGAGCCAGAGCGGGACGTTGAACTCCTCGCGGCCCGGGGCTGTGTAGCCGTCGAGCATGTTCTTGGTCACGTCCTTGCCGGTCAGGCGGGAGGCGCGAGCGGCCACCTCGTGGCGGTCGATGCCCGCGCGGCTGGCCTCGGCCAGCATGTTGGAGACCAGCTCACTGACCACCGGGCGGTAGTCCATCGTGCCGGGCAGCGGCGCCGGCCGCTGCGGGATCTCGAAGAGGTCGCCCGAATAGAGACCCCCACGGCGTCGGGTACCGGCCATATCTAGCCGACCGCCCGGCGCCGCATATTGCGGTCATTGGCCGCGGTGCTAGGCTCCTCGTCGACCAGTTTCATACCGAGCGCGACGGCGATGTTATGCGCTCGGCCGTAGTGAGCTTTGTCGCTGCCAGACAGCACGCGGTAGACCGCCCGGATGTCGAAGCCGTTTTCTTCGGCCCATCGGGTGATCGTCGTGCCGCGCTGGCGGAGGCGCTGGCGGACCTGGTCGGCGGTGAGGGCTGTTTTGCGCGTCATGGCTCCGTGAAATCCCCTTGTGATTTCTAGGTGATGTCTAGGGGCCAAATATACGCCTATAAGCGGCCTCGTCAAGCAGATAAGCGGCATCCGGGTTCGTGCTGTAACGCTCTTAAGCGGCGCGCACTCATTTATCAACTCGTTTCAAAGGCTTGCGCGCATGTCGGATGACCAAAACCCAACGCGGATGGACCGTCCGAGTTACCTTCCGGAACTCGGACGCCGCCTATCGGCGGTGCTCGATGCAGTCGGAGCGCGCTCAAAGGCGGCAGAGATCGCCGGCCGGTCCACCGACATGCTCAACAAGTACGAGCGCGCGGCGGCGGAGCCGCCGTTTATGGCGCTGGCAAACCTTTGCTTGGCCGCGGGCGCCAGCATGGAGTGGCTTGCGACGGGCGAGGGCGAGATGCGCAAGGGCACTGAGACCGCGCCAGATCAGGCTTCGCAGCCCCTGAGACGTGAAGATTTGATGATGGCGGTGCAGCTTGCCAGCGAGGCGTTGGGCAACAAGGTGCTGCCGCCTGGCGACCATGCCGAGCTGGTCACACTGCTCTACGAACTCCTGATCGAGGGGCTGCCTGAGGCCACGGTGCTGCGCTTTGCGCGCCGCGCCGCCAAGGCCTGAGCCACACAAAACAGGGGTCACCCATGAATGAAGCACGCGTCACACGCGTGAGGCGCCTACTGGAGGGCGCCTCCGTGCCCGATATCGCTGACGTCCGCCGGAAACGAGGCCCGCTGGGCCTCACGCGCCGCCGGTTCCTTATCCAGGACGCCCGGCTGCTCGCCGCTCGCTACGCGCTCCACGAACACCTCCACGCCTTTGTGTACGCCACCGACCACGTCGACATCACCGGCCTGGACGTTGACCAGCTCGAACGCCTGGTCGCCCACTTGGAGCAGCTCGGGGCCAGCCTCGACACCGCCTGCGACGCCAAGGGCGCGCCGCCGGCGCGCTGATGCGCTTCGAGCCGCTTTCGCGGTCGCCTTAAAGGCCCATCGAAGACGCAAAAAAGCCGGCCCCCGGCCGGCTTCAATTTGCAAACGTACTGTCTATCAGGTGGAATCGGCGCCCGATTCTTCAAACCTAAGCGAAGCCGGCCGCTCGCGCCTCAGCGCGCCTGAAACCCGCGCCGTTCATGGATTTCGTCCCGATTCGTCCCTTTATTTTTCGCTTTGTCCCTATTCCTCAATCCCTGTGTCCCCCCTCACCCTGCCGCCCGGCGCGGCAGGCTGGATGGAGAAGTGGATGGTTCCGGTGATTCT